CCGCGCTCCCTCAGCATCCGACGTACGCCCTCTGGGAGCCAGAGTGGCGCAAGCTACTCGACGTCTACGAAGGCGCGGGTGGCTTCCTCTCCACAGCCAAGCCCTACATCGCCGCGCACCCGCGCGAATGGCTGGATCACACCGTCAAGGTGGAAGAAGAAGGCAGCGTTAAGTGGACGGTCAACCCCAACCCACGTCTTGCCTCTCCGAAACTCACTGCCCGTCGCAACCTCGCGCGCTACGAGAACGTCGCAGCCACGCTGTTGGATCAGGTGCGTGCGGCGTTGTTCCGCAAGCCGGCCGATCGCACCTTTGCCGATCCCGACACGATAGACGACAGCAACCCCCTGAAGGTGTTCTGGGACGACGTGGACGGCTTGGGGCGTCCCATGTCCGCGTATATCCAAGAAGCCTGGACCGTCGCTGGGGTTTTTGGTCATGCGGTGCTCTACGCGGAGCGGGACGGAGAAACCGGAGACAGCCCCTCGCAAGCCGATCAGCCGCCGGTGATGTTGCGCGGGTATACGCCGCTCGATGTCCCTGATTGGCTGATTGATGACCGCGGGCGCTTGGTGGGGGTGCGGCTGCTCGAAGCCATGCCGCGTGAATCGTTCGAGGACTTCTCCGCCAACCTGGATTACCAGGTGCGGACGGTGGATGAAACCAAGTGGACGCTGGATCGAGTGACGAAGGCGCGGCGGATTAAAGAGCAGATAGACGAAGGCGATCACGGCTTTGGCACCCTTCCCGTAGTCATGCTCTACGCCAGGCGTCGGGTGCTCACCCCGTTCATTGGTCGCTCCATGTTGGGCGATCCCCAGCTCTATATCGACCACTACAACCTGATCTCCGAAGTCCGCGAACTCCTGCGCAATCAGACGTTTGCGATCCTGAACATTCCTATTGGGGAACGCACGGGGGGGCTCACCGCTGAACAAGAACTGGTGGGGCAGTCGGCAGGCACGCAGAACGTGTTGTTCTCGACGAATCCCGCCGGCTACATCTCGCCCCAAGGCGAGAACGTCACCGTCTACCACGAGCACATTGATCGGCTTCTGAGAACCATCTACCGCTTAGCCGTGGTGGGGTGGGAATCAGATTCCAAGGACGTGGAGTCGGCGGATTCTCGCAAGCTGAAGAAGGAAGACTTGCACCAAATGCTGGCGGGGTATGCGGAAGAGTGCCAAGACGCGGAGATGCAGATTGCCCGCTTGGTGTATCGCGCGCAGTACGGCGAGTCCTGGGAAACCCAATGGGACAAGGACAAGCCGTCGGTGGCCTATCCCGATGAGTTCGACGTGACGGCCCTGTCTGAGTTAATCGAGGACACCACAGCGGCATTGGCGTTGGAGCTAGGGGACACGGCTACGCGGGAACTCAAGAAGCGTGTGGCCACGAAGATGTTGGCGGGGGTGGCGGAGCCCATTCTGGACAAGGTGGAAGACGAGATTTCCACGATGGAGATCAAGACGGAGCAGGAGAAGCAGTTGGAGATCATGGAAACACGCTTCCAGCAAATGCCGGGTGAGGACGCCGCGTGATCGGCTTCCTGGTGGGCTATCTCGCGGGGTTTGGATCGGCGTGGCTGGTGGGGTATGTCCTACATCGGATTGATCGGCGCATGGTGCGTGAGGACGCGGAAGATCTGCTGGCCCTGATTGAAAAGAGGACGGCAGAACCCACGGTGGCGCGCGATCCTGCGTGGTGGGCGAGTGGGGGCAAGAATGCCCACTGATCCGCAGTCGTTGGGCCAAGCGCTCGCGGCTGTTACCGATTCCCTGTCAGCGGTTTTCGCGCGTGAACTGGCGCGCGTGCTCCAGCTCACTGAACGCCATTTGCTGCCGATTCTCAAACGTGAGCGGTTAGGCGATCGGACGGCCAAGTCGATTGCCAGAAAGGCGTTACCGCTTCGCACCGAACTCCGCACGGCGCTGACGAAAGCTGGCTATGACGCCCTGGTGCGTGAAGCGTCCATTAGTGCGGTGGAACGCATGGCCGGTGCCTTTCGCTCGCGCGGAGTGTCACTCGGACGGATTACGCCGGCACGGTTGCAGGCGTTGGCGTCGTTGCTTGAAGCGGATCTCATGGGGCTGGGCGATTCAGCGGCCCACAGTGCATGGCGGGCAGGGGTGCAGGCGATCTACACCGAACGCCCCGTCGACGAGATCTTGGCGCAGCTGTCGCGGCAATTAGACAAGAGCTTCGCACAGGCGCAGACGATCTATGACACGCAAGTCAGCATTACGGGGCGGCAGATCGAACGCATTCTCTCGGAAGGGGACGAGGAACAGGCGTTCCTCTACGTTGGTCCTGTCGACGCGCGCACACGGGAATGGTGCCTCGATCACGTGGGGAAGGTGTTCTCACGGGTATCCATTGAGCAACTCGATAACGGTCAACTCCCCAACCCGTTCCTGACGGCGGGTGGGTGGAATTGCCGTCACACCTTTCTCGCGGTGAGCGATCCCGTGCTTGTGGCCCTCAAGGATACGGGCCAGCGGGCAGAAGGCTATGACGGCCGTGTGGCCATGGCGCGGACGATGAAGTCTCAGCGCAAGCGGTTCCGTGAGTTGAGGAAGGCTGCGTGAGTTTCAAGGACCGCTGGCACTACCCACACGGGGATCCCAGTGTCCACTTGTTCGACTGCGCCGTGAAGGACTTTGGCTTGACCTTGCCCATAGGGGCCACGGTCGTTGAGTTGGGCTGCAACGAAACCGACTGCTCGAAGTGGTTACGGCAAGCAGATCCCACAGCCACGTTGATTGGCTGTGACGTGAACCCCTCAGACGGCTTTGTGGGGGAGTTCCGGCAGCAAGCGGCCGAGACGCTGGAGATCGAAGCGGGTTCACTGGACGCGGTGATCGCCCTCGGCAGCATTGAGCATTTCGGCTTGGGGTTCTACGGCGATCCGCTGAATGACACCGCGGACATGGAAGTCACCGCGGCGGTGGAGCGCTGGTTGAAGCCGGGGGGCTGGTTCTATTACGACGTGCCGTGGACGCCTGAGACGGGCTATATCACGGACAACCGCCATTTTCGGGTGTATGACGACGCCCAGTTGCAGGCACGCTTAACAGGAGGCTTGCAGCCCTTGGGACGGTTTTACGCGCATGGGGAGACGGCGAAGGCGCAATGGGCGCGGCCGGGAAGTCCTATGTCGCCATTCTGGTACGTGGTGCGGTGGTTGAGAAAGGCTGAATGCCAGTAACCGTCAGGCGGAACTTTGCGCCACTGACGCAGACCACACTCTTGACCAAGAGTGATTGGCAAGCGGTCGGGCAGTTGGTGCGCTCCAAGATCCTCACCCGCACAGAAGCTGGAGTAGACGCCATGGGCCGGCCGTTTGCGCCCTACAGCCCTGGATATGCGGAGCAGAAGGGCACGGCGCTGTTTGGCGCGAGTGCGAGCGCGTTCAAGGTGGATCTGACGCTGAGTGGCGAGATGTTGCGGGCGATTGGGATTGATGCCACGGACGCGGGTGTGACGCTGTTCTTTACGCGGTAATGGCACGAGGACGCGCACGCAGGAACACGATCCGCGGTGGGGCGCTGATTCAACGCTCACGGGCGGTGAGTCCGCAACAGAAGGCGCAGTTTCACGCGGTGGACGGGGCTGGGAGATCGCGAGTGATTCGTGACTTCTTCAACCTGGGTCCAGGGGATGAGACAGCGATTGTGGAATTACTTGAGACGCGGCTGGGGCAGAACCTTCAGCGCGGGCAGTAAGGAGAGTCATGGCGACGGTGGAAATCGAGATCGGTGAGAACGGGGAAATCGGGAAGCTCCCTGACGATGTTCAGAAGTTCTTCGACAAGAAATACAAAGAGGCGTACCAGAAGGGAGCCGACAAGAGCGAGGCGGCACTAAAGCCACATCTTGTTGACCCAAAGGAACTTGAAGATCTTCGGACCATTAAGAAAGAGTACGAGGCGCAGCGAATCGCCCTGCTTGAGCGAGACAAGAAATACGAAGAAGCCAAGGGCGAGATCGAAAGGCGTCACGCCACCGATATCGAGACCGAGCGCAAGGCTCACGGCAAGACCAAGAACAAGATTCGTGAACTCACCGGGAAATCGATCCGTGCCGCGGCCGTCGAAGCAGGGGCGCGATCGGAAAGCCTGGACGAGTTGGAGCGCCTGATCGGCGCGGATGTGGACTTTGACGACACGTTGGAACCGTTCATCAAGGACGCCGAAGGGAAACCGCTGGCGGACAAGGACGGGAAACCCGTGACGCTTGAAGGGTATGTGAAGGACTACCTGGATCGGAAACCTCATCACAAAGCCGGAACCCATGCAAGGGGCGGCAAGGCACCGGGTGGGGCACATCTCAAGGGGTCCACGAC